TCATCAGTGCCGCCAGTGTTGACAGCCGTCCCTGCGGCCGGTTCTTTAGGTTCGGTCGGCGTTGCCAGGTCTGCAACATTTTGCCCTGTTTGGGGCGTTGCCATAGCGCCGCCTGTCTGTTTTGTATTTTCTGCCATTTAAAATCCTCCTTTCAATTTTGGGTATAAAAAAAGAGCGTCTCCGCTCATCATCTTTATTTATTTTAATTAATTTGTTGGGTCTCTTGACCTCATGTCATCACCTCCTGTATTTTTAGGCATAATAAAAGCGCCCTTTGGGGCGCTTTTAAGTTAAGCTACTCTCAAACAAGCTCAAACAAACTAAACGCTGAGAGTTGTTTGATAATATATCTCATCATATAACCATTGAAGCTCACAACCCAAATCAGTCAAATAATCCTGATTGACCATACCATATACTATTATAGCTTCATCAGCCGCCGACTGAAATTCTCCTATATCATTACTGTTAATCTTTATATTAAATTTCTCATCATCAAATTCTAAGTTTCCACCTTCATAACATTCTATAACATACTTTTTTATTAAGTCATATTGTTTTTTATCAAATTTATATAACATACTAATTTCACCTTATTTCGCTATGTGGATTTGTCTGTATAAGATTTCCCGTTCTTTGGTTTATTGAAACCTCACATTTATCAGAAACATATTTGGTACTACATTTCTTTTTCCTTACCCTTCCGCGCAGCAATGCCTCTTTTATATCCTCAATTTCAACGCCGTTTCTGGTTCTGCCTGTTATTGGATCTTTATTGGTCCCAAACACTCGTTCAATAAAATGCTTGCTTTGTGATTTTATTTTAATTCCGTCAACTGTTGTAAGTCCTATCAATTCGTCAGATATTATCTGCTTATACTTTTTATAATCATCAAACGATGTAAACGCTGAAATCATATTTGTGCTTCTCGACTTATAATAGTCTTTCAACGATTCCCATAACTTATTATCATTATACTTCAAATCCTGAAACAATGCAAACGTTTTCGGCACATTCTTCTTGCCCAACACTTCAACATACTTTGCATATTGCTTTTTATCGCCTGATAGGTTCTTGTACTGTCGAACGTGCAAATTAAATGCAGACTTTTGCTCCGGTGTAAGGCTGTTTATCCACTCGCTGTATGTCATGTCCTTTACTTTATAGCCTCTGCCCGTCAGAGGGTCTCTCGCCCAGCGTCTTGCATAGTCTGTCGGCATTGTTGTTGTACATCTGCAATTCGGGTGCATAGGTGGATAATTTACACCACCTACCGCCTCACTGACTTTAAATATCTTGTTATCAAGCGGCGAACAGCTTTCGCATGTTCTCTCGTCAAGCGTCGCTAGATATTTATATTTCTCAATACCTAATTCTTCATAAGCCTTCAATTCAGCCATGTTCATGAAATGACTGACCTGTGTATTAACCAGCCTCTGTGCGTTATACTTTGATGTTTCCATTATCTCGGCAAGCTTAACAGCCATTTGCGTATACCCCGCATGGCTCATTAATCCCTCGGTGATTATCTTCTGCGATTGCTCCGCAACCTTTGCCGTGTTATTCCACACTCTATTGCTAAATTGTTCGCCATGCCACTTTGAGGCAAGCATTTCATCTATTGCCTTATTAGGTATAAGCGAAAAGTTTATACCAACGTTACAGCCCTTTGCTATATCGTGTATGGTTCGGTAATAGCTTTCCTCAATCACCGTCTTGTACAGCGTTTTTGTCCGCTTTATTTCAGCGTTTGCCTTTTCTTTAAAGTATGCGTATACATTAAGCTTTACCGCCTCTAAACGGCTTATTCTTGCCCCGTATGCCTGAGCGTGTGTCCTGTGCATAAGTTCTAGCCGCTGTTTCGGGTCTTCCGTGTCTTTTAATATTTCTATCAGCCTGTCCGCTATTTTGTCCTGCGCCGCTTTGTTAATCAGCCGTTCCGCTTCTTCTGTGGTTATTTGTACGCCGCTTTTGTATGTTTTAAATATCTTTTTTATCTCTTTGTCAATATCCTTTATTACACTGTCATACATACTCCTAAGCTCTTGTATTGTGTATGCGCCCCTGTTATGCGCATCAAACTCGCGCATTAAAGCAACTTTAAACCAATAATCAGCGCTGCTCATTTGTTAAATCTCCGAATGTTGTATTATCCACGCCTGAACTCTTTCGATATAATTCCTCACGCTTTATCTCGCGCTCTACGCGGCTTTCCTCCTGCTTTTCCACAAGCTCCATTTCTTCCGCTGAATCAGACACAAACTCAAGCTGTTCAAGCAGTGTTTCATCAGACACAAGACCGCGCAGATAATTAATAGTCTGTGCCAGCTCCAAATTATTCTCAGGAAGATTTCGATTGAAAATAAAGTCAACATCTCCCGAATTTACTACATTCATACGGCTTAGTAAAGATAAATAGTGAACATACAGATCAAATCTTTCTTTAAGCCCAAGAACCAAAAACCGTTCCTTGTTCTTAACGTGCTGCTCAAACCCCAAAAGCTTGTATCTTATCGCAACGCCCGAAAGGTTATTGCCGAAATTCACGTCTGTAAGGTCGGGAGTTAATGAGAATTTATGTATATCGTCTTTGATGTTGTTCCTCAGTATCTCAACATCAGTCTCATTAAGAACCTTTTGTAAATATTTGGCTTCCGCGTCCGGCGTGAAAGACATCATTATTTTTTCAGTCAATAATTCTTTGGCTTTTTCGCTGTCAACCTCTATATTTTTGAGGAATAATATAGCGTCTACAAATTGCTCCTTGTCATTAACGCGGTCACTCATCAGCGTGTTGTATGCGTCTATAAGACCGATAAGCTGTTCAAAATCGCCCTGCTTGTCTTCGTTGTTGATATACTCAATCATCGGCACCCTGCCGAATGAATGCGCCGCTCTCTCTGCTTCCTCATAAACGCTCCCGCCGCTTGTGCTTCGGTATTTTATAACCTCGTTTTCTGTATAAACATTAGCGACTTTACCCACTTCCAGACCGTCTATATCTGTTATCGTGTAGTAATGCACACCGAACAGTTTTCTTCGCTCTACAGTATCATCATAAACAATAAACGCCTGCCGCGGTTCAAGCACAGCAGACTTTGGTTTAGAATTCTCGTTTGCGTAAACTAACTCATATGAATGTCCGTAAATAGACATATCCCGTACAATCCGGCTGTCTGTATTTTGTATCTCGCTTTCAAAATATGCGTTCTTTAACGGTTCGATATCAATACCGTCTGCCGCACTGTACGCAATGGGTGCGCCGAGTAAGTAACCTTGTGTCATATCAACTATGTACTTCGCATGATTACATACCGTCCTGTTGTTCGGCAAGCCTTTGCCTTTAGGTCTTCGATAAAGCACATCATGCTTTCCCAAATAATAATCTTTAAGCTTGATAAGCCGTGCCGTATCTTCAGCACGTTTATTAATCAGCTTTCCCAATATTCTTCCGTCAACCTCTTTTACCGTCTCAGCGTCAACTATCATATACCCAGCTCCTTCCTGCTTCTTATCTCAATACCTCTATTACTCATATCATTTTCCAGTGCATATCTAACTGCGTCTATACAATGATTATTTTTATCAGGATAACAAGCCTTAAATTCGCCCTTGTTATCACGTTCGTATTCGTACTCATAAAATTCTTTCTTTGTGTTTGGACAACGCACAGGGTCAATAATAATCGCCTCAAGCGACTGCAAAAACTTTATACCGTATTCAATGCTGTCGGGACCTTTCTTTGCGCCGCAAACTTTAAGGTCATATCTCCTCAGTTCCGCTATACTCTTAGGCTCTGCACTGTCACATATAATATAATTTTGATACTTTTTACGCTTACATATCATATCAGCCGCCGCTTTATTGGACAGCCCAACCTTATATATCTCGTCAAATATATATAATCGCTTATGCTTCTTGTCATAATGACATACTATATAAACAAATGGGTCAACAGAGTATCCAAAATCAATTCCGAGCCGTATTGTGTCAAAAACATCAATTTCGGAATTTGTTATTGTCCTTATATCAAGATTGTCAAACACCTCCCCGCCGGTTCCGGTAACAACGCCCAAATACTCATGTTCATAACAGCTCGGTTTCGTTTTCTGCAAATGCTCCGCTTCAATTATGAATTGTTCGCCTAACCACTTTTGGGGCACCGTCAAATATGTACTGTGATGTACCATTCTGTCATCACGGTCATTTAATACCTCTTCGTTTACCCAATTCCTTTGAGACTGCGGAGGATTGTATGAATAAAATACGTCAAACTTTTCACCGCCACGCATAAGCGACTGGTTAATTGTTCTTATTTCTTCCATACCGCCGAATTCATCAACCTCTTCATACCAAATATAGCGTATATAACCCTTGCGCGCTTTGGTAGATTTTATCTTCTTTGGCTTGTCTGCGCCTCTGAATAATATTTTTTGCCCTGTAGGCAGATAAATCAATTCAAGCGGACTTAGTTTCGCACTCCATAAATTCGTAACGCCAAGAATATCAATAGCCCATGTAAGTTGTTCGTAGACACTGTCCTTTAGATACATTCCAATCTTACGAATTGCAACCGCATTTGTCCCGGGGTTCTTCATAATTCCAAATATCAATTCGATAGATATAAAAGACGATTTTGTGCTGCCTCTTCCGCCTTTAAGCCAATAATGTGTATATTTATTACACTTTATATCGTTATGCAGTCCATAGAAAGAAGGTGCAATTATATCTGTTAATCTACTCATCATTAACACCCTTGTCCGGTATGTCATCTATTATCTGCACCTGTGCCGCTCCCTCTATCTGCGTCCTGTCGGTAAACAGTGTATAATATTTACCTAGCATTTCCGCCGCCTTTAATCGTTCTTTTTCGTCCGGGGATTTCTTGAATTTCTTAGCTTTTGAATATCCTTCGCCTTGTCCCTCAACAACAACCACCTCGGCTTCACTTTTTCCTCTCATTACAGAAGTAAGATAT